ACGGATGTATTAATATTATTTTGAGACACTTGATAACCTCTGTTTCATTTCAATATCTGTTTTAAATGGACCTTCGTATTGATATCTTTCAACTGTAATTAGTTTAGGGCAAAATGATTTGACCCAACCTTTATCAAATTTAATAATATAATATCCTGCACAATACACAGATTTTGATTTATTGCTTTTAGTGAATAACGGCAAATGACGCTTTACATCGTATAGCGGATTACAAGGTTTAGTACTTGTTGGATAACCGTGAACAACTTTTTCAACTTCAACTAACTTTTGTGTACTACTTTTTACGAAAAAACTGTTACCAAAATACTCAACAATTTTTTTCTTATTATCAAATGTTGTGACTGTATCTTTTGAACTTAAGATATACTTCTTTTGTTCTGTAATTTTTAGAACACCAACTTTATTTCCGTCTTGTTCTACAATCCAAAACTTTCCATCAATAACTGGTTTTGCGTGTATTTCTGGCATAGGTTTCTCCCAACATGTGTCTGTTTTATTTTCGCAAGTATTTTCAAAAGGACAAATAACTGTAGTCATTAGTTTTCCTTTTTATTCAAAAGTTGCCAAGTATAACCAGCTTCTGGATACTTAGCGTTTAAAGGTTCAGCATAGCTCTGTGCTTGCTCTGAAATCTTTTGTAAATCGTAAAGCTGACAAAACTTTAGTAATCGAATGCCAACTTGTGTAACTTCTTTAGGTTTAATACCGTTAATTAATGTTTCGTTAATAATTGCACGGATATCATCTGGTTGTGCAGTAAGATCGATTAGTTGACGATTACGTTCGTAGTCTTCTAAGACTCTATGTTCTTCACCGTTATGATCTACCCAGCGTTGCAACATGAGATTATTCCACGCGAATCCTTTACTATCACGATCTTTAAATGCTTCTTCTAACTTATTTTTACGAACTTTAGGATAGGCACTAAACACGTTATCGCTACTATCACCACGAATACATTTTTCAAAAAGTAACCATTGTGGGTTAGGTACAGCCTTAGGTTCTTTTGTTTTATTATCGATTACACGTTTATTCTTCTTATCAAAGATACCTTCGTATGTAATGTGATGTTCTTGAACACCGTTATATTGACTCACATTTGGAGCAATTAGTTGCACGAAGTCGCTGTCTGTACTAATAATTACGTGTTCGTCATTTGGATGACTTTGGATAAAGCCTGCAATTAAATCGTCTGCTTCAAGTTGCGGATGTTGAAGAACTGTGCAGTTTGTCTTTGTAGTAATAAAATCTTTAAACTGATCAAACGATTCCCAGAATAGTTGATCCTCTTCTTGTTCTTTTGGAGTAAGTGCCGCACGAGCATCACTACGGTTACGTTTATACGGAGCATAGTAGTCTTTGCGCCAGCTACGTCCCTCAAGACAGAACACTACATGCGTTCCTTTAAAATCTTGCCATGCTTTCTTAATGCTATTTAATGTAATGTGAAAGGCCATGCCCAACTTAGTGTCAGCATCGCCTTTAATTACATGTCGAGCACGGAAGAACGTATTAGCAGTATCTACTAAAATATATTTCATGAAACCTCGGATTTACCTTCAGCAATTTTCTTAACGTTAATATATCCAGCACCTCTATCGGACATATCAACACCCTCTTCGGAAGCTACGTCCTTGCATAGTGTTCTAAACCAACGATCAACAATCTCTTCGTCTTTATCACCATCAAAACCGTAACCCTCTTGCTTTAATTGTAACACAAATTGATCGTTCCAGTCAAGCTCAAAGAATCCGTTACGTAGATTTTCTTTGTTAATATGGGTTTCAAGTACAGCAATGTAAGGTTCGCCTTTTGCATTAGCACGTTCTTTTGGCGTCATTTTAGCCAAATCTTCAGCTTCTTTGGCTTTACGTGTTTCTTCTTCGGCTAAAGCTCTTGCGGCCTCTAACTGAGCTTTTTCATCTTGTATTTTTTTAATACCTGTTACTTTTTTAAACCATTCTTTCATTAAGTCCCCCACTCATTTTTAAATAAAGGTACCTGTAGTCTATCACTGTAACGCAATCCATTTGCCATTGCTAATTCTGCTACACGACGATTGTTAAGTGTGTACACACTTTCAACACCGCCAACAGGCATAAGATATACAGGACCAGTAAAGCCTTCTGCTCTATAAATGTCCGCAGTTTCAATTGCTTCCTCCGCATCTGCTTCTGTAGCTACAACAAATTTAAGATATGTGTAACCAACTTCTTCATATTCGCAAACAACATCTGGACGAATTGCTTCGTGTCTTTCTTCTCCTGAACAGCTTAGTTTAGCACTAACACTAAATGTTACCTCTGGATTGTAGTCTACATTGGGCATTTGCCATTCAACAAGAAAGTCCTTAAACTCTGGTGTTAGTTTTTGGGTACCATTTGTTTCAAATGTAATTTCTTTAAGACCGCTCATTTTAGGATGTCTTAATAAATCAGGATAAGCACGTTGCCAACCTAACAGTGGCTCACCGCCGGTAATTACAAGATGCTCGTCTTTCCATTCGTGGAAAGGAATAATTTCCATAATACGATCTACAATAGCATCTGAAGTAAGCATCGGACTAAGATCTTTGAACCGTGGATCCCAACTTGCATAGCTATCACAACCTGTGCTAACTAACGGAAGTTCTTCATACTTGTTATACTTACTTGGTTCAATTTTTAAATATTCTTCACTTAATTGTCCAGCTGGCATACCAAAGCCTGAGCATTTAAAGTTACAGCCAAATGTACGTAAGAAAACAGAAGGCACACCCATATAGCGGCCTTCTCCTTGAATTGAGTAAAATAACTCTGCAATTTTAATTTTACTCATTGTTTAAACATTTCCAAGTTAATAATCTTAGCAACACGTTCGCCAATATCTTCTCCGTTAGGGATGACATAGGTTTGACTGTCGTGTCTATCTTTGCGTTCGTCGTAATGTCGTACATTAAGAATTTTACCACCAACCGCAGTACTTAATTCAAAACTAATACGGCCTTCTCCTTCTGCACGACCACGTTCTACCATTTGTGCTGTTCCAATACTCATTTTATAATCTCTTTCTTTAGGCATGATTGCTTCTTCGTACTTGTACTTGTTATCCCACATATCGCGGACCTTAGTGTACAACCATTTATCAACAAAATTCATTTGCATGTCTCCAACCACTTATCAAAAGTGCTTACGGCTTCGTTAAAATCAACGCCATACACTTCCGCACTAATAATGTTATCTTTGATTTGTATGTCAAATGGAATAGTTCCGTTGAATCGGAACTCTTCTGGAACATCTGTTTCTACAACAAACTTTTGTAAGTTTTTTGCTCGATTGATTAAATCGTTAGCCATATCTACTGAATTCATCTTGGTGCAAACTCCTGTTGTAGTTTAATATTATCAAAGAACTCTTTCTTAGTAGCAGGGTCTGTGTTAAAAGAACCTTTAAGTACAGTAGTTTGAGTCAATGAACTATGTGCCATAATACCACGATTCTCACAGCATCCGTGTGTTGCTTGAATATAGACTGCTACGTTTTCTGAGTCTGTTGCTTTGGAGATCTCGCGAGCAATATCATTACAAAGTTCCTCCTGGAGAGTGCCACGTCTTGCACACCACTGTGCGATTCTTGTGTACTTAGAGAGTCCAATGAGCTTCTGAGCCGCAATAATACCAATATAGGCAACACCACTAACGGGCTGGTGATGATGGCTACACATACTGCGAAGCTCACTGCGAACAACCAACATACCTTCATAACGGTCCTGGCTGTCATTTGGAAATGCTGTTGCGTCTGGTGCTTGTTCATATCGGCCTGCCATTATTTCGTTAAAATACATCTTGGCAAGCCTACGTGCTGTGCCTTTACTATTAGGATCGTTTTCGCGATCAATCAACAACGTATCGAGCACTTGTTCAAATGCTTCAGTTGCTTCGTCGATTAGTTTAGGAATATCTTCTTCTTTAACAAAGTCACTAACATTATCGCCTGCCCAAAAGCGTTTACCTTTGCCACGCATTTGTTCACGTAATACTTGTGAGAGATGTTTTTCTTTTGGTGTGCCAGTTGCTTTTACAAACACCGGTGTATCTAATGGCACAAAGTTATCAGGCACAAATTCCTTGTTAACTTGTGCATTAAGTGTTGAGTCTGGTTTAAATTCTTTATTCAATTATAATTCTCCGAGTTATAGACGTGGATGTCTATATGTTATTATACGTATTATTTAGGTTTATTGTCAAGTTATTTCCATCCATTTTCTTCGTCATACTGGTAGTATCTACTTGCTTCATGATTCCAATGGCGATTGTCATAGAAGTTTAAATTAATACTATAGCCTAATAAGCCTAACCACAAATCGGTGCCAGCATGATCACATCTGGTAGTAATGCGTAAATCGAACATAATAATGTCATCCGATTCTATTACTTGTACTTCCCAGAACTTGTGCTTAAATGGTGTATCGCCTGCTGTGTTATAAATGGTCTTAAAACGATCCCACCAAGGATTTGTTATACCAAATTTAAAGTTAATCATATATTTGTTACACTTCTTGCTCTAATTTTTCTACATTCCTCTTTAACTTCAATAGGAATATCAGGATGCCATTCCGCCATACCGCAATCGTAAACTCTTACGTTACTGTCGTTATACGTAGAAATAAAGAAAAGGATAATAGCAACTAATACTAACGCTACTATTACAATCTTTCCGACAACAGTATCTGACATAACTTTGCATCCTTTTCTTTAGAAAATGTAAATTCCATGTAATCATGGTGGGGGTGAAACGAAAATCGATCACCTGGTAGACCAA